CCTAGAGCCACCAAGGTCAATAGCATTATCTCTGTATGCACCCCCTGAAGTAGTTGGGAAGATAGCATCATTACCGCCAGCAAATGTTAAACCAACGTCATTGCTTAAAATAAAGGCGTTACCATTAGCAGTACCAAGCGAGCCTACGGTTGCGCCGTCTTGACGCAGGTCAATCATCTGTCCTGCCGTCCCTGTATTATTCAAAAGCAACACTGGGTCAGATGCTGAACTAGCTTGTTTAGCTAAAGTTACACCGCCGTTAGCGAACAGGTTTATACCGCCACCGCTTGTATCGTTGTAAAGGCTTGTAGAAGTAGTCCCCACCAACAGGTTGCCTGTGTTCTGCTCAATACGAACCGCTTCGCCTACGTTTGGAACCCAAAATGTGAGGTTGCCAACAGATTCAACAGAATTATTTGTTTTTAAAGCACCAACATAAGCGTAGCCTGACAGGAAGAGGTCTTTGAAGCGTCTTGCAGAAGATCCTAAATCAACTGCACCGTTACTTGCACCACCTGTACTACTTGAACAAGGAGCAACAGTTCCTGCGTAAAGTATTAAGTTACCAGTTCCATTACCTATAGTTATGGAATCAGCGTTTGCAGTACCAATAGCACCCACCACAGTGGATTGCTTTCTAAAGGTAACAAGCTCTCCATCGATAGAATTATTTTTACCAACTTCTAAAGCCGACCTATTTGACGTAGTTGCAATTTCGAAATGCGTATCTGAGTCGTTCCATCCGCAACCTGCTTGATTGTTATAACCAGATGCTACGTTAGCAGCGGTATTTGATACCATCCAATCACCAGAAGCATTAAGGCGCATACGTTCTGTGCCGTCAGTGCTAAACCCAAGGACGTTTGAAGAAGACCTGAACATACCGCTATCTGTGTCAGAAACAAACTGGTATGCGGGACTGCTTGCCGAGCCATCGCCGAGGCGTGTAAGCCCCGTGATTATTGCATTGCCGCCAACGTGTAATTTTTGCGTTGGGCTTGAGTTGTTGATCCCGACCGAGCCGTCCGAACCCTGCACAAATAAAGCATGAGTTAAACTATCTGACTCAACGCGGAAGTCTACGTCTATAGATTCGTCGTTAAATACAGTTTCAGTCTCAATTATATTAATACGGCTATATATGTCCCCAGCAGACATTGTATTAATAGCGAAACGACCTTCTTCAGTTCCATCAGAAGCATCTTTAATTTGAGTAATAATTCTTGCGTAATCTACATCTTCGCTGTTGTCATTACGACCAGTAAAGTTAATGCGACCTAGCTGGTCAGAATCTGCTGGTGAACTAGAATTTCTATATAATCTTAAATTGGGTGCAACATTAGCATCTGCATCTGTAGATATAAGTGAGAGGGTGTCTAGGTTATCGGCTGTGGTAATCGCTACGGTTCCTGCAAAACTACTTGCAGACCCAGATATTTCTAGAGATGTTGCCGTCACATCCACAAAAGTAGGACTGTCGCTTACAGCTTGATCTGCAACGTCGTTCAAACCGGCGGCAGTAAGCCTAAGTTCGCACTTGTCAGCCGCCGAAAATGCCCTTGCACTTGTGTTATCTTGTGCCCGTACAACCGTCAGCGTGTTTCCAGAGATTGCAGTACACTTCACAATTTCTCGATTATCGGATACATCTTCCAGCGTCAAATAACAATAGCCACTGCCGAGCGTCGGAAAGACAGAACCGTCTACGACTGCAACGCTTGTGGCGCTACTGGTGAGGCTAGACGAAAGCGTCGTTGCCGCATTGTTGGAAAAAACAACTGCCATTTTCAGCCCCTATTTTACGACGCCGTGACTTGCCACTGTATTGTGCAACTGTCTGCGGAACCCTTGTTGATCACACTATAAACCGTGCGACACAACATAGTACCCGCTGAAGATGCGTTCAAAAGAGCCGCTTCGGTTAAAGCGCCAGTGCCTGTGCCTGCTGGAAATGTAGCCGAATACGTCACAACATTGCTGGAGGCGCTAGTGCCGCTCAAAGCAACTCGCGCCGCTTCAGCGCCTAGCGCTGTATCGCTAGCGGCGGCGGCAGTTGTACCTGTGCCGATTGCCATATGAGACATTACTGCCTCACTAGTTCCCGTCATTCTGCTTGCGACAAATGCTTTGCCGGTTGTGACAACAAGATTTGGAATCTCTTGCGCCACCTGTCCGTTTAGAAAAATTGTTACGTGACCCGTCAAGGTCATATCATCAGTAAACATAATTTTTACCTACCTGTTGAGTGTGAATGTATTTAAGGGTGAAAAGTTAAATACCGCACTGTGAACCGTAGTGACAGTAAGATCAAAGTCCTCTGACAGCCCTAAGGTGTCAGATACATTTTTTGTTGAGCTCAAAGCAAGGCTCTCTGCAAGTACTGCTGAATCCTGTAATGACTTCTCAACAGAGAAAACTTGCAAATCAGAAAAGCCAAATACATTTGTTTTGTTTGATTGAAAGTCTTTAGTAAGAGAATCTATCGTTGCCGAATCGTCAAGCGCAAACGCATCATTAAAAACTCGGTTAAAGATGGTTGTTGTGGCGAAAGAATCCGCTATCACAACACTTTCGATTTTAGGTAATGATATTGAAAAACTAGGTGCGTTATCGGTAAAGCTAATGCTATCCGTTTTACTCTGTAAGAGATCCAGCGAAACTATCTCGCCGACAACAAATGCATCGTCAACCGATTTTGTTACATTAAATGTACTTTGTTCGGCTAATAAAAAATTATCAGTTTTCTCTCGATTGAAATCCACACTGATTGCGAGAACATCTAATATGGTTGCCGTATCATTTAGCGATTTTGTTACCGAAAATCCCAGAGAATCTGTAAATAATAAAGTGTCAAAAGTCGCCTTATTTAAATTAAATGCAGGAGCATCCAAAAACGAAAAAGTGGAAGTCAAAAATCTATGTTTTGAGTTATAGTCTAAAAAAAATTCGGAAGCCGACACATCAGTGAATAAAATATCACTAGCAGGCGATACCGTACTAGCAGATGCCTTTAAGTCAGCAAAATAAACCTTAATGTTGCTTGCCATCAGTCAAAGTCCGCTCGAACTTTTAGCTTAATTAAATCATAGATTGTCTGGATGCCTCCATTTGCAAAGGTAATCTCTATTTCTCCTTCAAAAGTGCCTGCGGCATCAAGAGTCCCCGACGGAAAGTTTGTCATTACTTTCCCACCGAGTAAGTCAAAAGCAGTGCATGTCAATGTGTTTTTGACCGTCGTGTTGCCTAGCTCTCTGATTCGAAGTTTCACCGTTGCGCCTGTTAGATCAATTGGCGACCACGTAGAGCTGTCATCAACGTCTAAAACCTGACCAGATGCCGCAGTGTTGGAGTCTCTTAGCGTAAAATTCAGCATAGGGAGCGTATCTCCGGCAACCAAGTTTAGTGTTTGTGAATAAGCCATTAAATAAACGCCCTCGGTTTGCAAGTGAGAGAACCGCCTGAGTACCCATACTTCACTTGGCGTATTGTCCTGCCTACTGCTTTTTCAAATAAATCTCTATTTGCTCCAGCCATTGCTGGATTGCCAAATGGCTGTCCAGCCATCATCTGGAGTCTAAATAATGCCCCGTGAGAAATTGCTTCTCTATACTCTTTTCCGACAGTGTCAGGAATGCTTGTACTAGACGAAGACGGCTTTAACGAATACAAAACTCTTAAAGAATTACGGTCTGACGGGATTGGTGCCACATAGAAATCTGTATTATCTCTTTGAGCATAATATTTAGGAGTTCCTTCTGTATTTTCATCACCGAGAAAAGACAACAGTTTTGCATAGCTAACTGGCTTTAAAGCCTGCCTGTCATTAAAGATATCAAGTATATGGTTCAGCTCAGTTGACGTTGGTATCGTAACGGCATACTCATTCACGCCTTTTACGACAGTTATAAATTCCGGTTCCGCAACATATACGTCAGTTCGCTGGCAAAAATCAATCGCGCTGTCGCGCACAGATCTCTCTAAGAGGAAGTCTGGACAGCCTTGAACTTCGGGTCGAATGTATGGAGCAAAATCAGAATATTTCACTATTTATAGCCTATGCCGGAACCGGAGTAAGTGCGCTGTCAGCTTGAGTTTTAATGCCCAAGGCGTTCGCAAAACTTTGATAGTGCATCATTGCCCTTTGTGCATTTCCTGCGAACTCAGAATCCTTTTGATACGATCTGTAAAGGATGTAATCCAACAAACAGTTGGCATATACATCATCGATTCCTATCACTTGTGTGTCGCTTGAAAAATCGCTTATCGAAGTATCGGATGTTGATGCGCTATAGACAATTTCTAGCGTGTGCGATGCGGAAGCCCCTTTGGGGTAGACGTAAAAGTTTTTGGGGTCTGCCGGATCATAAATATAATGTTCAATTTTGTTTGTGCCAGCACTAGTTTCATGCCAGTTTGGCAGAGTCTCATCAAGTATCCTTCGATCTACTTGAGTTACAGCTCGACCATTGACATTGCGAATTACATCAATCAACCGTAGCGCAGTTGCCGGAAGAGTTTGCTTGCTACCATCAGTCACGTTGACAACAGTATTGACCATGTTTGCATCTGGTCGATGAAGTACAACCTCTCGTTGAGCGTCATTGAAGAATTTGAGTAGCTCAGAATTTGGGAACCGTACTTGTGTGTTATCTTGCAAGATAATGCTAGCGCGATCCAAAATATCTACAACTTTAGTTGTCGCCATCAGTATTCTCCCACTCGATTACCTGTAAATCGGGATTGTTTTTAAATATCGCGTTATACTCAAAAATATTGCCAGTAATGACATTCTGAACTCTCTTGGGGATCAGCTCTTCTGCTTCTTTCGGAGGATTTTTTTGATCCCTTTCGAGTTGCTTCAATTGCTCCTCAAGCTGAGATAAAGTCAATCGTCTATCTAGCTTTTTCCCAAAGTCTGCACTTGCCTTCTGAAATATATCGTCTTTTTTTGTCTTGGTTTTTGTCACGCACGATCTCCACTTAAAACGGGGGAGGTCTCCCTCCCCCATCCATTTGGACTATTACGTCCACTTACCTACACAAAGTGCATCTGGAGTTACGACCTTCGAGCCGTAAACTTTCAAACCACGAACTTGGTCGCCGAAAGTACTTTCCATTCGCACAGTTTCAGCATTTGTGAACTGTGAAGCGAAAGAAAGAGCCTTAGGATGACCCGCCAAAACGTGCGTGTATCCAGCGTCAGCGCCTGACGAAGCTGTATAAAGCATGTTGGACTGATAGACTGTAAAACGATCCACCATTCCAACTTTGCCATTACGCAACGGTGAAGTTGCATCACCCGTCAAATAAGCTTGGCGTAGCTCAGACTGCTTGAGCATGCTGACAAACTCAGGAGAAAGAACGATGTAACGCCCCTCTTCTGGAATGTTTAGCGCGTCAAGTGAAGTTGAAAGATCCAGCACTTTTTCGAGAATGTTACTTGCGGTAATGGTAGTTTGACCGACAGTCGTCGTAGCACCTGTGACAGCGTTGGCTAATACGTCGGTCTCCACCGCAATACGCATTCCCTCCGAAGCATCCGCAGAAGCCTTCTCAAGCAAATTAATATCTGCTTGAGCCGCTAATACGTCATCGACTTTGAAGCTGTAATACTTAGCCTTGTCGATGAGCATTTCGACTTTCGCAGTCGTTAACTCTTGAGTTGTGATAGAGCCGGAGTAGTCATTGATGGTTACAGCAGGAACTGTACGAATTACAACCTTCTCACCTTGACCAGAGATTTCACCCTCGTAATCAGTGTTAGAAATTGCAGGAAGTACGCTCTGCTTATAGAACTTAGCTTGTAAAAGCTTAGAAAACACCTCTGGGATGAAGTTCACCTCAGAAGTTGTACCCGTGCTAAATTGTGAAAAAGACATTTTTATTTACCTATATGCAAAAGTTATCGCCGAATCTTTCCACTGTTCATTGCTGATAATATCTCGCTTTGATGCTTCTCAAATTCATGATTGGTCATCCGCTTGATATCTTCCACACTCCAGCTTCGAGATTCAGCTTTGGTTTGTGGCTTTCGAGACTTAGGCAGTTTTGGTTCTGCAACCGATCTTGCCCTCTCTAAAGCCCTCTCTTGCGGTGTGGGTGGTTTAAATCCCATGTCACTTTTAAACTTGTAAAGAACCGTATTCACATCATTTGACGAGCCAGTCTGAATCCACTCTTTGGTAGAGTAATCTTGATCCTCAAGCCAATTCAGCCAGTCTGCTGTTTCGATAACCTCGTCAACATCTGGATGCTCCGCCCTGATGCGATCAAAATGCGCCTTGATAGACAGTTCATTCTGTTCATCTACTTTGCGTTGCTGTTCAATAGCAAGTTGTTGCTTGTGACTTAAAACCTCATCTTGCGTTCGCTTCAGTTCATCTAACAGCGGGTTAGCTAGATCAGGGTAGTCTTCCCTTAACTGCGCTAACTTACTGTCATCTTTCTGTTGCTCAACAAGTTGACCTTTCAGCTCCCCAACAGCTTTGATCAGGTCGGCGTTTTGCCGCTTCAAGTCCGCCGCTTCTTGGGTAGCTTTTGTCATTCTGCTCTGAGCGCTTTTCATTGCCTTTTCAGCTTTTTTCAAAGCTAACGCCATATCTTCAGATTCACCGCTGGCATCTTCCGATATTTCGACCTTTTCAGCGTTAGTCTCAGCCGTATCCGTAGGTTCGGGGGCTTCTTGCAACAAATCTTCCGGCTTTTCTGGAGTATCCTCTGGAGATTGAACGGTCTCTGGGGTTCCATTTTTAGCGTTTAACATTTGCTCCATCAACTCTTTCGCTTCAGCTTCTAAGCGGTCAGGGTCATTTCTCGACATAATTTAATTCCTTACGGGGCGATTTCTCGATGTCCGTTGTTATTCAATCGCGGGTGTCCTCTTGGGGGTCCGTGACTGGCTTAATAGCGCTTCCGCGCTTTTTTCAAGATCAAGCAAGAAGCGCAACTCTCTGAGTCTGCCTTGCTCCATCCTAAAATTTTTATCGTCTGCTTGCTCAAGCCGACGCTGTGCGTCAGCAAAGCGGCTTCTAAAAAGATCCTTGAGGAGGTGCCATTCCGCTTTCTCCTTCAGGCGCATTACCGCTTGCGATTGCTCTTTGTTGAGCTTCGGCTTGCAGGGCAAGTTGCTGTTGATGTTCAAAGGCTAACTGTTCCTCCGACTTCACAATTTCGTCTGGGTCGATGTCCATGCTCTGTGCAATATCACGAAGCAATTGATTACGATCCACCAATCCAGAATCCATGGGGTTTGATACCAGCGAAAGGAACTGCAATAAGCGCTGGCTTTGCACTTCTTTTTGAACAAGAGCTGTACTTCCTCTTGCGACAATCCTCAGATCACCTTTTGATTTAGGATTTGTGCCAAATTGCATGTTCCAATGGAACAATGCAGTAATCATTGGCTCCATCAAAAAGTCATCTAGATTCTTAATCGTTGATTTAAGCGCAACATTAGCCGCACCCATCAACATTGACATTCCTGTTGCAGTTTTATTCAGACCGCTAGTCTGCTCACCGTGTGTATAGCTTGGAAGTGACGTAGTCTCATCAGCAAATCGACGGAAAATCTCAACAATCTGATTTAATCCGTTAGCATTTGCTATGGGCTGATACCACCGAACCATCGGCATAGAACCATCGCCGCCCTCTCGAAGGAACACCCTCCAAGGATGGATGTCCGTCGGATCTTCTCCAGCGGCAAGCAGATCAGTATTTATCTCAACCATTGGCGCAGAAGACATAGCTAAATTGTCTAACCAAATTCTTGTTGCGGCATTCATCGTCCCTTGAGAGTCCCGCATCATCCGAGGTACGCCTGTACCCCAGAACTGGTGAGGAGATCTCTCATAAGGAAATATGAAGTAAGGAATGTCGTAACCTTTTATAGGGTTAAGCATCACCTTTATTACTTTTCCCGAACATAACCAAACACAGGCACTGAAATCGCTCGATAAATCAGCATCTTCGGGTATCTCTACACCATGTTCTTTTAGCTCATAGCCATCAACACAGCCCCAATATTCCATAACCTCAAATCTATTGGATTCGCTATGCTCATTGATACCAGCAATACGCCTTCTGGTACGCTCATGCTCTTCTTCAGTGTGGTTACCTGTCCTGTTTGTTTTTAGCAAATACTTAATCATTCCAGAATCAAACTGTGGTAAATCAGCTAATTCTCTGAACTGTCGGCGAGTCAATACGTGCCTGCGGAATAGCCCGTCACAATCATCAAGAGAAGAACAATACGGGTCGGGATAGAGATCAAAAACAGAGACGCTCTCAACTTCCGGCATAGGCTGTTCTATCACACTGAGACCGTAGGCTTGCTCACCAGTCTCTGGATCAACCATCATTGAGTAAGATTGTTTTTTGTCGATTCTTACTGTTCCTGCTTTACAAGCACCCGAACCGAAAATACAGGCTTCTAAAATACTTTCTTTAAGTTTTTGCTCTGCGTTGGTCTCAATTAATTGATCCATAATATCGATGGTCATTAATTCAGCCGCGTCATCGGCAACTCTTTTTTCAGCCTTTTTCAACTCTTCTTCGAGTTCCTGCATCCTAGCCATGACCAGATCTTCGTTCATGGCAGGGTCCATCATTTGCGATGCTTCCATCACTTGTGCTGTAGCGAGTTGGCGCATCTGCATAGCTTGCATAGGATCTAAGTCAGGGACTGGTGTGGACTCTACCGAAAAAAACACATCGCCGCGCTGGAACATGAGGTCAATAATTCGGCTATACGCCGCCATTACCTTAGTTCGAGTAAGTCCAACAAATACTTTTGATCTCGCTCCAGCCTCATTTAATCGGGCTAATACGTCAGGTTCGTACTGACCATTGTATTGACGGAGATCTTTAAGCCACTCGCTTTCTGTTTCTTTGCGAGCATCTTTATATTCTTGAAATGTGCTGGAAAGACGAGCGCCAAGGCTTTGCATGCTTTGATCTTGCACACCATCCGAGGTATCGTTGCTTAACTCAACATCATTTTCTAGCATCAGTAGCCTGTCACGGGATCTAGCGTCTTGAATCGCTTTTGTGTTATGCGATGCCGAGGTCTCGGCATAGAAGCAAGTCCGTGCAGGGCAATAGCGTAAGCCATCACCCTATCATCATAACACCCTGACTGAGAATTGAAAGCCCCTTTATCGTCTATTATGTAAGTTCGCAACTCGCTCACTAAGTCCATATCGGCAATGCCGCTCTGACCCTGTCTAAGTAATGCCGCTAGTCCATCTATGATTAAAGGCTTCGTTTTAGAGGTGGTAAGGAAACCTCCTCGCTTTGTCATTTTATCGGTGTAAGCACCATCTACCGAATGCTCAATAAACATATTCGGGTAAGACAATTCTTGTAGTCGGCGCAGGGTTGTCAGACCGTGGTTATTTCGCTCTACCACAACGTAAGCATTGTTATATCGCTGACCGATCTGAGATACGATATTGCCCCACTCCCACGGATCTATGTGTCCGTGCCAGCATGCAACTTGCCTGCCTAAAGAATCCAAAACTTGGGCGCAGGAATAATCTCCGTAAGATAATCCTTCGGCAACATCAACGCCTATGGTGTAGTTGTCTTCTGCAAGTGGTGGATACCACTCCCGATATGGAGCTAAGGATCGCTCAGAAAGAGCGCCTCCAAAGATGTCTCCCACAAAGTCGGGCGTGTAGCAGTCATTCTCGGCTGTAGATAAGTGGATGTCCTCAACGAAGCACCTACCGGATGTTAAAAATGCTTCAAGCGGCGTACTAGGATACTCTTGACAGAAAAGATCTGTTCCGCCCAGCTCATCAAGCTTGGCTCTTCTAAAGCACAGTTGCGAGTCATCGAGATTGTATCGTTGTGCTAATTTATATTCTTCGGGAGTCGCCTCAAAATACGGCGAGGGCTTCCTTCTATATTCGGGCATCCAAAACCAAGGGATGAAACAGGTGATCCACTCAGTCTCACCCCTAAGGCTTTTCATTACTTGATCGTAGAACCAGCCGCCAGCTCCATTCGCCGTGCTTTCAAGTATCACTTCAGATTTCTGTCCGCCTACTGTCTGCAACAGACCCGCGACTATGTCACTTCCTTGAGGGTAGAAGGCAACCTCTGATCCGTGGACAAATCTGTTTGTTTGTCCCCGCCCTGTCTGTGTGGATCTTGCGGTCCCAACTCTGTAGCGTGAGTTGATCGCGTCGAATACCATAGTTGTCGCCGACTGACTAGCCAGCGGTGGTTTAAACGCCGGATGTGGCACATTGTCATAAAAATACCTCACCATGTTGTAGATTGCTGTTGTTGACTCGGCTAAATGACTTAAAACGAATGCGTTGGCATTACGGTTTTGGGTAACTTTCCAGTAGTTGCGACCCTGCACATAGGTAGAAATACCCGTTTGTCGCGCTTTTAGGCACAACATTCGAATATTTCCTTGCTGTTTTAGCTGATTTTCTAACTGACGATGGACATATAACTGTGCCGCATTAAGAACAAATGGGACGGAATCGCCCTCTTTAGTAACGATTTTCAGCACATTTTTCGCATAAAGGGGAAAATTTCCCTTGAGCTTTGCCGCGACCTCTTCAATTTCCAATGTTATTAACCACGGCTCGACACCACCATTGAAAGTGAGCATCGTCTAACGTGTTCATCATGAAGTTGACCCTCGCGCAGACAAGGCGAATGTTGCCGTCCTCATAGCCTAAATCGTTATTAATTCTGTCAACACTCACTGAAAGGTCAGACTCTTCAGAGGTTGAGTGCATTGGCAATCCTGTTAACGCGCACATGCCACCCTGCTGTTGATATAATGCCATCAAATGATCTAGCTTTACCGGCTCAGTCCCGCTATTTTTTTTACGGTGGCGGTAACGAACACCCGATAACTTTTTCGTCATATAAGATGCAACGCTCGCATTCGCGTCTGATTTCATCTTGCTCGCTCTGCACTTATGACACCTGACTTGAGACGCACCAAAGTGATCTGCTGGCTTTAG